CCGTTCTTCCACTGGTAACGGGTGGCGTAAGCCTGGAGACGGTTGTTGCCGTCATACACGGTCTGCTCGCCGAGATCCTCGTGCATGAGGCCAGCGGTCGAACCCTTCGGGAACGGGCAGTAGACGGTGTTGTCGCCCCAAACAACGAGGTACACCGAAGTGTTGTCGGTGCTGGTGCCGCCGCCTTCGATGATGTTCTGGCCGACGCCCGACGAGCCAGGGGTCGCCGAGTAACGGGCAGCGAGGCCGAGGAACGACTTCGGCTCGATGGCGGGGTTGCCATAGAACATCGTGACCGCCTGCGTCTGGTTCATGGCCTCGAGGAAGGCCACGTCTTCGGACAGGCGGAACTGCGCGGTGTTGCCGTTCAGCATGGCGAGATCCTTATCGACCTCGCTGCGAGCCTCAAGGATGCCGCAGGCTTCATCAACCTGGGCAGTCTGCGACTTGCTGTTCGGGATGCCCTGGTTGAGGGCGCGCCAGTACACGGCCGGCAGGCCGGTGCGGATCACGACGCGCTCGCCGGTGGGCAGGTTGCCCTCCTTGAACACGCAGTCCTCAAGGATCTCGTTCGACTGGGAGAGGAGTTCCGCGATGACCGGGACGCGGCCCTCGGGATCGGTGCGCTTCGCCCAATCGGCGAGCGTCAGGTTGGTGCTGGAAAGAACTGCCATTGTGGTTTCCCTTTCGTGGGTTTAGGTGCTAGTGGAGTACAGGGCGTCGGCGAGGTCATTGAACGAACGGGGTCCGGCCGGCTTGGCCTCGCCTCGCGTTCCCGTGACCATGCTGTCCTCGCTGATCGCCTTTCCGGCGCGGAACATGAACCGGATCACTTCCGGGTGGTTCCCGAGGCCGGACTCGTTGAGCAGGCTGCGGAGTTCGGCGGTGCCGAACGCATCGAGCGCCTTCTTCGCCACGGACAGGTTCTCCGACAGACGCTCGCCGCCAAACTCCTTGTCGGCCTTGCTGCTGTCGGCCCATCCGGTGCGGACGGCCTCGATCTGCGCCGCCTGACGTTCAGCCAGCTTGGGGCCGACTGCGTCAAGGACGCGCTGCGCGGCTTCCTGCGACAGGTTCAGCTCCTTCGCCACCTTCGAGTACTCGGCAATGACCTCGGAGTCGAACGTTCGACCCTCCGGTGCCTTGAACTCGTAGGTTTCCGGCGCGGTCGGCTTGGCGTCGGCTGGTGCCTCGGCGGCCTTGGCGTCGTTGGCTTCAGGAGCCTTGCCGGCAGCGGCCGCATCCGCGGCTTGCCGGCCCTGGGTCGTGGTCGCCTTCTGCTCGCTGCCGTAGAGCTTCTCGGCCGTCGCCGAGACAACTGCGGCAGCATCGGATGCGGGAGCGGCTGTGGTGTTGGTTTCAGCCGTTTCCATCATCGTTGGTTCGTTCATCGTGTGCCTGTTCCTTCATCATTGCCGGGTATTGCTCCGGGCAGAGCGCATAGACCATGCCGAGCATTCGTAGCCCGTAGTTCCTGCCGCCCTCCGCGAATGCCATCGACATCGCGTTGGTGTTGAAGGAACTGCGGAACACGCCCGCCTGGTCCAGCAGCCGCCACACAATGCGACGGCCTCGCTTGCTGGACATGAGCCACTTCACGTCGGCCTCCTCGTTCTGCCGTTCCAGACGCTCACGGAGCTCTTTGTCGGCTCTGTCGCGCTCCTGGCCCCGCAGGTCGAGGGGGTCGTAATTGCTCACGGTTGGACTGTATCCCTGTAACTAATGTTTACGGGTACTGTCACGTGCTGGTGATCTTGAGATTCCACGCCTCGAGCGTGATGAACTCGTTGGCGGTCGCAATCTGCCCGGTGATGGCGAACGTCTGCGCGATGCCAAAGCCGCCAGTCGGGGTCATGGTGACGTTCGCGCCAGTTGACGCACCGTGTCCGGGTGCCGCGAGGGCGTTCGAGACTAGGGTCGTGGCACTGTTCGCCCACGCCTGCTTATCAAGGGACACACTCACGTTCGATCCGGCAACCGCCTGCGAATACCATCCAGCATCGCCGATGTTGACCTTGAGGGTCTTGTTGTTGGCGCTTCCCGTCATCGCAAATAGCGCGTCGATCTCGAGTTCCATTCCGGGCTTGATCGCGTTCGCCGGGATGGTCGCCGACACTAGGGTGATGTCATTACCGACAACCGTCACGGTCGGGGTGCCGAGGCCAGCAGCGTGCGGATAGTTGATGGTGATCTTGGTCGTAGCCGCACTGACATCGGTGACCGTGTACAGGCCGTTGACGCCAGTACCGCCAGCCCAGGTGACGCGAACAAGCTTGTTCTGCGCGACAGCATTCGTGAGGCTGTGAATGCCGGCGCTGACCAGACGCACGCTGCCGGAGCTGTCCTCATAGGTCAGCGTGGTGAACGTTGCCGCAGGAGCGACGATTGACACGGCTGCGGTCGTGCCGGCGTAGGTCGGCTCGTTCCGCATGATCGGGAAGTAATTCTCGCCTTTGTCCGCGTCCTTGACGCCGACGATGTCGTTAGTCGTATTGTCGTAGAGAAAGTTCGTACCCTGCTTGAGATATGGCATGTGGTTCCTTTGTTTAGACTTCGACGCCTGACGGCGACCCGTACCCCGAGAACATGTTCATCACGTCGGTGAGTGCGTTCTGTTGGCCGGTCGGTGCCTGCGCCATGTTCTTGACGCTCTGCGAGGTCTGCTGAAGCGCGGCTGCCTGTTCCTTCGCAGCCATCGCCTGATTGCGGGCGTCGCGCAGGAGCGCGACTTCCTTGTCGGCGATGATGAGCGACGGGTCCACGCCGAGCATGTCGGCGTATACGTCGGCCCACTGGTCTTGGTCGAACTTGTCCAGAATGTCGGGCTTCATGCGGGCGATGGCCCCGAGGTTCCCGACGAAGCGGTCCACGGCGTTGGTGCCGATGGCACGCTGCGCCTGCGCCAGCATGCTGACGAACTCGACGTTCAAGTCCATTCCCTGCAATTCCTGCGGAGCCGGCGGCAGTGCCCCAGACGCAACCATGCGCGTGAACGTGATGTCCACAAGCGGCGACAGCAGCTCGTTGTGCAGCCGCTCAAGGACCGGGCCGAGCATGAGGAGCTTCTCCTCGTGGCGCTCGGCGACCTCGGTGGCGGTCATGCGGGTGTTCGGGGTATTGGCGAGCATCAGGAACAGGTCCGCGTAGAACGAACCACGCACGCGCTCGCGGCAGTCCATGATGTCATTCAGCAGGTACTGGAGGTTCAGGTTGACCTCGAACGCGGTCTTGATCCCGTTCGACTGCCCGTCGTAGTACGACACCCCGCCAGGAAGCGTCTCCACGTCGCGGTTCTTCATGGACGCCGGCACCTGAAGCGGCGGCTTGGTCTGGTAGTCGATGGCCTGCGCCTTGCGGAGCTGCTCGTGCTGGAGCTGCTTGATGTCTCCGAGCGCCTCCATGCCGGGGCTGTTGCCGTAGATATCGCCGCCGATCACGGACCAGCGCGGGCAGAGCGCCGGGAAGTACTGGAACCCGCTCTCGCGCAGGAACACGCCTTCCTCGCCGCCGACCTCGAAGTAATACGAACCCCACGGCATGTTCTTGGCGTCGCGCTTGCCGATGTCGCGGTCGGCGCGAGGCTCGATGGCGTGGATCACGGGCACCCACTGGTCGAGGTTCCCGGTGCGGTACATGTTCTGCACCGACACGCTGCACTTCTCGAGGCCGAACTCCTTGACCACCTGCGAGACGGTCATCTCGAACTCGCGGTACAGCGTGCAGACGCGGCCCTTTGCGTCGGTTGAGATGCAGTACTCGCCGCAGGTCAGCGGGTAGTGGTGGATGACGCTCTGGTAGTCGGGGAGCAGGATGGTGGCTGCGGTGCCGAACGTGCCGAGCTCCTCGTACATCTGATGCAGTGCGTTGTAGGTGTTCGACTTCTGGAACACGCGCTGCATGCGCTTGGTCACGTCATCGAGCCAGAGTTTGACCGGGTCGTAGGAGTTGAGTTCCGGGTCCGGCGTGGCAAGGCGGAACCACTGCCGTGCCGGCGATGTTGCACCCGACATCATGCCCGCGCCGAGGACGCGCAGGGCGCGGGTGCCAGTCGAGTCGTAGATGTTGTTGTGGCGGCGGTATCCGCGGTCGCGGTCCTGCCGGAAGTAGCGACCATTGCGCGGCAGGATGTAGGAGGTGAGTTCCTGCCAGTGCGCGTACCAGGACGCACGCTCGCTCTTGAGCTGGCCCCACCGGGTGAACAGTCGATCCCGCGTGGGAGCGCCGGGATACGACGAGTTGTCTCCGGTGTACTCGCTCATTTAGCCCCCGAGGAGAGAGGTGCGGCCGAGCTGAAGATCCTGCGGATTGACGCCCATCGGCCCGGTGAGCATGGTGCTCGAGGGGCCTCCACCCATTTCGGCGGCGGCACGTCCCATGATGTCGGCGACGGCGGGCTCGGCGCGGTTGGCTGCGGCCATCGACTGCTGGCTACGGCGCTGTTGGCTGCGAGCCTGGGCGGCTGCGGCGTCCTGCGCCTGCTTCTGCTGGCCCATCGCCTGCCTTTGCATGGACGCGCCACGCTCGCCGGCGACGATGGAGTACCCGGTTCCGGCAGCTGCTGCGCCCGCTGCGATGCCTGCGAGGATGGTCGAAATCGCTGCCATGTCAGATCTCCTTGACGTGCGAACGTTCGGTGTTGACGTAACCCATGCGGGCAAGCATCTTGGCGATGGGCGTCTCGCCGTCCACGACGAGCTCGCTCATGCACAGGAACCTTGCGCCTGCGTCCTTGGCCCAGCCCTCGAGCGCCGCCATGAGGCGGAACGGGATGCGCGTCATGCGGTGCGCTGGGTCCACCCACCACGCCAGTTCAATGGCGCATGGGATGCTCGGCGCAAACCACATGGGCGCGATTGCACCCGCGATGGCCCCGACCACCTTGCCCTCAACCTCCGCGACGAACATGCCGCCGGAGCGGACGATGGCCGAAATGCCCGTGCGAATGTCATCGTCGGACGGCTCGATCATCGTGCCGTACGCGCTGTAGCCGATGAAATCGCGGGCCATTGCGGTCAATTGGTCGATGTCCTGCTCGGTTGCCTGCCTGACCATGACTGTAGACCTCCGTCTAGCGGTTACGGGTACTGATCTCTTGGTACGGGTCGTAGTCGGTCGGTCGCGTGTCGATCTTCTCGCGCACCTCGCGTGGCAGCATCTTGGCGACCGGGTACGCGAACGTGAGGCAGAGCGCGTCGGCCATGTCCGGGCTGCCGCCGCCCTGGAGCCGCTTCTTGATCTCGTCCTTCGACTCGAGCACGCGCTTGCCGGCGGCGTCGTACCAGTAGATCGGCGTGCTGATTTCCTGCTTCAGCGTGATGTCGTTCGGGATTGAGCCGCCCGCCTGTATCCACTCGCGTATGGCCCACCACATCTCGGTGCGCTTGTTGACGAACAGGTTGGCATAGGTGGCCTTGCCGCCGAACGGCACTTCGGTCACGTCGTAGCCGAGCTGCCGTAGGCGGTCGATCACGCCAGCGCCTGCCCCGGCGTCGATGAACACGGCGTCCGGGTCGCGGTCCTCGATGACGTTGGCGATGGCTGCGGCGAGCGCCATGTTGTCGATGCCGTGGTGGACGATGGGCGGCTCCATGCGTAGCCCCTGGCGCAGGACGATCACGCTCCGGTCATCCCCGAACCGGGCCGGGTCTACGCCGACGATGAGCGGCTGGTCGATGATGTCGCCGTCCTGGTACTGGCGCTGCGCGGCGTTCTCTGCGTCGGCGAGCGCAATGAGCTGATCGTCGCCAGCGGCGCTGAAGTCGCACAGGTATTCGCGTGCGAACGCGGCCTCGGGCATGTCGCGCTCAAGGCGCTTGACCTCGTCGGGCGCGAGCGCGTCGGTGTCGTAGACCGTGTACTTCGCCGCATACCAGTCCTCGAGGGAACCACTTGCGGCGCGGTAGTAGAGCTCGCTGAACAGGTTGATCCCGGCGGGGGTGCCGATGAACAGCGCCCAGCCGCGGCGGTCGGACAGGGCGGGCTGGATGATGGCCTCCCATACCTCGGGCTTGATCTGCGCGACCTCGTCAATGACGCAGCCATCAAGGCGCACGCCGCGCAGGGCGTCGGGGTTGTCGCCACCGAACAGGCGGATCGTGGCCTTGTTCGACCTGAACGTGACGGCGAGGTCGGCCTCGTTGATGTCCACGGCCCCGGTGCGGATGAACGGGTCGAGCTTCTGCTTGAGCCGCGCCCAGGCGATGGCCTTGGCCTGACGCAGATACGGGGCGACGTAGACGAAGAACCCCAGTTCCTGCTTGCACTTGAGTGCGGCATGCATCAGCCGGATGATCGCTAGCTCCGTCTTGCCGGCGCGTCGGTGCAGGGCAAGGACGGAGAACCGCCTTCGTTTCGTGTAGCACTCGAGCTGCCACGCCCTCGGGACGAATCCGAGGCGGAAGTTCTCAATCATCGGGCAGCCCGGTCACCACGTTGATCGTGACGGAGCCGGCATGGTCGAGGTTCATCCGGTCGCCGTAGACCTTCGGCAATACCTTAGACAGGAGCCACTTCCTGGTATCGACCATCAGCCGCTGGTGCGCGACCGCCCCGGAGTCGTACCGCCCGTCCGGCGTGAGCGGCGGCGGCATATCCGACAGCGCGACGATCTCCTCGGCCCATCGGTGCGCCTGTGCTATACGCGCTTGCGCGTATTTCGCAGCAAACCCGTTGATGTCGTTGACATGCCAGTTCCTGACCGTCTGCTCAAGCGGCATTCCCGGCGTCTTGCAGATGGCGTTCAGCGACTCACCCTTCGAGAGCCGGAGGCATATCTCGTCGGCGATTTCCTGGGTATAGATCGTCTGTCTTCCGCGCTTTCTTGTCACCGGGGCGTTTCCAGTCGGCGGGGAGAGAGGCTCGGCGTTGGTAGCGGCAGATTTTGCTGACGGTGGTCCAGCGGAGTCCGAGGGCTTTGGCGATGCGACGATAGCCCCATCGGTGCTCTTCGTGGAGCTCTCGGATCTCTTGGATGACTTCGTCGGGGATCGTGGCATTGTGGTGTGTTTCGCCGACGCGGCGGCCGTTCTCACCGTAGGCCGCGAGTTTGGTCACTTGCGCTTCTTGCCCTTTGCCTTCACGTCTGCGCGGTTGAACTTCTTGGCGACGGACATGGGGACGCCGACCTTCTTGGCGAAGCTGCGGCTGTGGGCAGCGGCTGCCATGAGCCGTCGCTGGGCGGGTGACTTGCTGGGCATTACGTGGATTCCTTCGGGGTGAGGGTGATGCGGAGTCCTGCGGCATCGGCGAGTGTGATGGCGGAGTCGAAGGTTGCGGTTCGCTTCCCGATGACGGGCGCGGTGGACAGCAGGCACATCACGGTATGTGCGCGGAGCCTGCCCTGCTGTTCAAGGTCGCGTGCGACCTGGCTACGGGTGCGTCCCTGCGACACCACGGCCGTGGTGACGGCCGCCTTGAAATCGTCATACGAATGGATATTCATTGCCCCGCAGTATATCAGGCTTTGCACACGGGCTCGCCGAAATCTTCGCTCGTTGCGGCCCAGATCAAGCGCGGGGTTCCGGGTCCGAGTTCGTTGGTTTCGATGTTGTCGGTGACAAAGGTGCGTGCCTCGCCGATGGACATGTCATGCTGGTCGCGCAGGCGGGCCGCGATCATGTCTGCCGAGTATACGGCGACGGGTATTCCTGCTCGGTCGGTGGCCTTTGGGTACATGACGCCGAGGAGGCAGTCATCCATGTTGGCGAGGAGGATGGGGTGTTGCCGCCGTCGCATGGCGGCAGTTTACCGTTGCGTGTTACGGAACCTGTGGATTCTTGCGGCAATACTCAATGGCGATGGCGGTGACGCGGCGCTGCCCTGGCGTGTCGGTTTGGAGTGACAGCAGGCCAAGCCGCTCACGGCAGTGTGCCAGTTCTGTCGCCGTCGCCGTCGCCAGCAGTTCGTCGGCCCATTGCTGCCAGTCCGCAACCTCTTGCTCGGTCGGTCCATGCTCGAGCGCATAGCGGCGCGGTTGCGGGGTCGGGACATCCGCGTAGTTCCCGCCAGTGATGCGGCAGTACGCCTTGTGGATCGCGGTCACGTCGGGGATGGTGTTGCGGTCGAATCGGTGGGATCGGATGCACTCGCGGAGTTTGTCCTGATCAAGGTGCAGCCATCGGCTGTTGAGCAGCGACGCGAGCTCATCGTCGGCTTTCCACTTCGGCCAGAGTCGGTGCATGAGCTTCTTGGTTTCAAGGAACGCTTCGTGGTCAGGCATGGTGGGTTCTCCTAGAACGGGAGTGAATCATTCCCTCTCCTCCTCCCCCCCTTCCTCGAAGGGGGGGTAGGGGGGGATTCTTCTGTGGTTATGGTTGTGGTTGTGACAGCCATCGATTTGCCATTGGGGTGGCCATTAGGGTTGCCATTGGCGACCCCATTCCCGCGTCCCCAACGGGCCTCCGCTCCGCGCTTTCCGTTCTCGGCAGCAGTCAGGTGGCGCTCGGTCACGCGCTGGCGCTCACGCTCCATACGTGGGTTGCATAGGGTGGCCATTGGCCCTGCCATCGGCGCGAACCGCGACCGGATCACCGCCCAGTCCGCCTCCGTCAGATCGCACCTCGTCAACGCGGCACATGCCCGATGGTCATCCGGGATGCTTCCATTCGTCCAGGCGTACATCAGAAGCTGGGTGTATGCCCACCCCTGCATGGGCGTCATGGTCGCCGTACTGACCAGAAAGTCGGTCGGGTACATCGGAAACCAAGGAAATTGCGTCGGCATCTCTTGCCTCGAAACGGCCGGGGTGGGGCAGGGAGCGGGTGCGGCGCACCTACCCCACCGCCGGCCTTGATTGGTTCGAGCAGTTGCACCCGCTCTGCCGGCAGTATACCATGTTCTCGTCGGGCGTGCCTCTCTGACGAGGCGAGGCGGTTGGAGCCGCCAAGCGCGGCGCGACCCGACAAATTAGCCCCCGGAAGCGCGGCCTGGTTGACGCAAGTCCCGGGCCGCGTTTGTTCTTACCGCAGCTCCATCCGCCCCCAAATGTTGTATGCGTTCACCGAAACGCATACAGATGTGCTGATCTGTAGCACTTTTGCTCCAGCGACCGAGGTTTCGTCACGTGAGACAGCACCCGGACTTCGCCTGGTCTGTCCCTCGGCGGCAGGTTGTCATTACCCCAAAGGTTGCGCTGGATCGCGTCGTACCTCGCGGCCTTCTGGCGATCCCCTTGCGGGTCATAGGGCTCCGACTCCCGCACTCCCGCATCTCCGCACGCGAAGTATATCATCGCGCATATGCCTCGCCACGCGAATCTACCGTTTCATCTGTATGTGCATGTGTGCAACACGGCTCTCGGCCCCAGCATGCCAGCCGGCACGACACGCGGCATCTGGCACGCGATCTACGCCCGCCCCGGCCAGATCGTGATGGCGCACGTCCTGCTCGAGACGGGCGCGGAATGGTGCGGCGTCCCGTTGCACAAGCTCGCGCACGACCCAAAGGCGTTCGAGTTGGAGCCATTTCCTGATGTATGCGAGCCGAGCGACCTCCAGCCTTGGGGCGCGATGGGCGACCACGTCGAGGCGCTGCACCTTGAGTACCTCGAGGGGCTGTCCGTGATGGGCACCAACGCCGACCTCGGGTTCTCCGGGCGCCATACCGGAATCGTCATCGACTGGAGTGACGGGTTCAGTCGTTACCCGCAAGAGCACAAGCCGCTCAACCTCATCGAGCGAACGGGCGGCAGGTACCTGCTCTTCCCCAACAACTACTGCCGATTCCTCGACAAGCACTTCACGTCGTTCAAGCGCGACGCCGACCTCGCCAAGTACCGTCGTGGCGAGGAGGTGTATTGGGAGGAATAGTGATCGAACGTACACGTCGCAATAACGTGTACGCTACTTCCACTTTCTTGAACATCACTGCTCGCGCCTGTACCCGAGTTTCCACAGCAAGCGCGACAGGTCGTTGGCGAGGTCGGTCACGGCCTGCTCGTCAAGCTCTGGCCGGCAGCAGTGAATCGCCTCGTGGAGCGTGGTATCTAAACGCTCCTCTTCGCTCTGCCATGTGGCAACGCGCAGCATGCGCCCAGCCGCCTTGCCGGGATCGACCATGTTCCCGTAGTCGTGCAGGTTCGGGCTAAACCGCAGCGTCCAGTACTTGCCGCCGAGTCGGACGCGCATGGGTGCCTCACTTGAATCCGCGCTTCATCGCCTTGTATGCCGAGGGGCTCACGGTGGACTTCGACTTCGGGCGACTGGTGCCAGCCGCACGTCGTGCGTTGATGTTTGCGTACAGGCCGCGCTTTGCTGTCTTCTTTGCCATGATGTTTATCCTCTCGAGGTCTTGCCGCTGCACTTCCACTTCGCACGCGAGAGCCGCAGCGGGCTGTTCGGGTTGCGTGCCGCCGCAGGGTGCGCTTTCATTTGGCCGAGGCTGCGGGCGCAGAAACTGTTACCCTTGGCGGTCCCTGGCTTGATGCGGTCGCCGCCGCTCTTGGCCTTCCCGGCCTGACCGTAGGAAACCTTGCGAGTGCGGCCCGTCTCCGGGTTCCGTACCACCTTCACGAATCGCTTGCCCTTGGCTGGCTTCGGCATGGATGCTCCTGAATCTGTCCTTCTGAAACGGTCAGTTACTGCGCTTCACGGACCTCGCAGCGCAGGGTACGCGTAGCGAGCCCGTTCTTGCGAAGGTTGTCCATCCAGAACCGCAGCCACAGTGCACCCTTCGGCTTGGGCGGCATGCCCTTCTCAACGGCCCACCCGTTCTGCTCGCTGAACTCGTCCTTGTATCCAGGGCTTCGGACGTGCAGCACGCGGTCGAGGTAGGGTCGCCCTTGCAAAGTCAATCGCGCTCGCTGGATCGGCATGATCCACTCGTCGTGGGTGTGGCCCGTCCAGATCACGTCGGCGTCTGGCAGATAGACCGCCATGCGTGAGGTCTGAATCGTGCCACGGGTGACGGGGCCGCCGCCGCCGTAGCCGTGGTGCATGTACATCACGACGCTGTTCCCGAAGATTTGCCGGCGGTTCTTGTGCCTCACAAGGAACCGCACCCAGTTTGCATAACTGCCTGCATATGCACGGCAGTCCTTGTTCCGGGCCTTGAGCGCCTCGACCAGGCGCTCGTTCATGTCTGTTTCGTGCCGCTTGCGAACCGCGGTTTCGTGGTTGCCAGGTGCAAACAGAAGCGCCATGTCTGCCCACGGAGCGAGGTAGTCGGCGGTTGTATTGATGACCGCATCGAGGTATCGACCCTCGCGGTGCTCGGGCCGGCAGGCCGAAGTGTCACTGCGCGGGTCCCATTTTCCCTGAAGAAGGCACAGGAAATCGCCGTTCGAGAGCCACTTCGCCCCGCGCTCCCGGCACTGGCGCATGTGGCGCTCAAACATGGACCGATCCGCGTGGGCGTTATCGATGTGCGCGTCGGAAATCAGCAGGTATTCCTGCGACCAGTCAATGGATGGCACGGCTCCGTCGAAGTCCATTTCGACCGTGAACGATCCGGGCTGATGCTGCGTGATCGCTGCGCCCATCCAACCGCACCATAGCAACCGAATCCCGCATTTCACGTTGTCAGAAAAAATTGTCAGAATTTCTCACGGGTTCCCTCTTGACTGACGATATACGCATCAGTACAACACGCGAGCGGGTTACGGCACGTTGCCGTGGACCGCACGTCATCGAGGAGAGAACGATGAAGATCCGAGACACCGTTACCAACCTGATCGAGCGGCCTGACCTTCGCAAGCGGCATAACGACGTGCTGCTCGCATGCGCGATGGAGCTCGGCGACTCTTACAGCATGGAAGTCGTGCAAGCGCACCACCGCCTGGGCGAGATTCCGTTTGACGCCGAGCACGAGTTTGACTCCGCCGTCATCGAGATGGAAATCGCCGAGCGTCGGTTCTTGTCCGTCCACGCCGAGACGGAGGTGACCCTGTGAGGCTCGACCAAACGCAATACGTGCGCCGCATTCTGTGGCTGGTCGCGGCCCTTGACCGTAGACCCATGACTCGCAAGGAACTTGCGTCGAGGTGGGATGTGACGCCTCGCGCCGTGAATCATTTGCTCGGCAGCGCCCGAGCCATGTTCAAGGTCCGCATCGAGCACGTGCCGCACACGGGGTACACGCTGCGCGACCCAGGCGTCCTGAACGTCCGCGCCTTGGCAGGAAGGGGGCGGGCATGACGCTGTTCGACCCCATCGAGGCCGACCGCCGCAAGGTGATCGGCAAGGCGCTCGCCGCCGACCGCCGCAGCGAACTGCTCGCCGCCGCCCGCGGGTTCGCCGCATTCATCGCACGCGACGGCGACACCGTGACGAGCGACGAGGTAGCGAACCTCATGGCCCACAATGGCCTTGACTACAACGACCTCGGAAACGCTCGTGGCAGCATCTTCGACGAGAAGTTCGTGTGGACCGGGCAGGTCGTGCCGTCGCGCCGGCCATCGTCGCACGGTCGCCTCATTCGCGTGTGGAGGCTCCGATGAGAACCGTTGAAATCACGATGACGCTGCACGGCGGTCTGTTTGAGCATGCCCCAGAGGTTGCCGCATATTGCGACAAACACGAAGTGCAAGCGTCCATTGACGCACGCTGGATGGCCGAGCAGCGAGAGGACTTCCACTACCACGGAAGCCGCGTGCGAACGATCTGGACGCTGCTCTCGTGGAACGTAGTTGCGCTGTACGTGGACAGGACACAGATCCTCACCGCAGAATCGGTGCCGGAAGGGTTCCCGATGTTGGAGATCATGCGTGTCCTTCAATCCGAAATCGGCGAGGACATCCGCGCCATCGGGCCGGGGGCGACGCCATGAGATATCTATCGGTGTGCTCCGGCATTGAGGCCGCGTCAGTTGCGTGGCACCATCTTGGCTGGGAGCCCGTGGGCTTCAGCGAGATTGAGCCGTTTCCTGCTGCGGTGCTAAAGCACCGCTTTCCGCACGTTCCCAACTACGGGGACATGACCAAGTTTGAGGAGTGGCCCATTGAGCCAGGAACAGTTGACCTTCTGGTCGGAGGAACACCCTGCCAGTCTTTCAGCGTCGCAGGACTCCGCAAGGGACTTGAAGACCCTCGCGGGAACCTCATGCTCACCTACCTGGCAATCGCTGCTCGGCTCCGACCTCGGTGGATCGTCTGGGAAAATGTCCCCGGTGTTCTGTCCTCGAACGGAGGACGGGACTTTGGCACCTTCCTCGGGGCGCTGGGGGAACTCCGGTATGGGTTCGCCTACCGAGTGCTGGACGCTCAATACGTGCGAGTGGGGCGATGGCCCCGAGCCGTCCCGCAGCGCCGGCGACGTGTCTTCGTTGTCGGATGTCTTGGAGACGGGGCCGCTGCCGCCCAGGTTCTCGCTCTCGAAGAAGGCCTGCGAAGGCATCTTGAGGCGCAGTCAAAGAAGGGCAAAAGTTCTGCCGCCGATGCTGAAGGCGGCGCTCGAGGCCGTTGCTGGCCTGCAAGAGTCGCAAGCACACTCAACCACTCATTCGGAGACAAGCTCGGACTAGAGGATCAACACGCTCTGCATGGCGCACCGTTGTTTGTCCCGGAAGCCGTTGGCGCGTTGACGGCAAAGGGGCCAATCGGAATGGGCGCACCAGAGGTGGATGCCAACCATTACATTCCGCAAGGCGGTTGCTGGTGGGACGGAAGCGACTGCGCCGGGACGCTGACGAAGCAGAATGCAGGCGGCGGTCAGCGGATGCCAGACAAGGACAACCTCGGTGCGGTGTTGCAGCCGACCGCCTACCGCTGGCAGAACGACCGCGACGGCTTGCAGCAAGACGATGCTGTTGCCGCGCTGCGGGCATCGGCCGGCAGCTCCGGGTTCCATGAGATGAACCACCCGGTCATCGCGCAGCCAAACGCGGCCCATGCGGCGGTGGCGATTGGACTGACAACCTGCGAGACTCCGAAGTTCGCCCATGAAGTGCAGCCGACGCTCACCGTCCCAAGTCCGTCCGGTGGTGGTCAGCCGCCTGCGGTGGCTCACGCCTTCTATAGCACGGGCGGGACCCACGGAGTCAACCAACATCCCGAGGTGTCCCCCGCCGTGAAGGTGGGAAGCGGGCTCGGCATTCCTTCGCCGCCAGCGGTGGCCCATTCACTCCGCGCCGATGGCTTCGACGCAAGCGAGGACGGCACCGGGCGCGGGACGCCGCTTGTGCCCCAGGCAATGACCGTGCGCCGACTCTCGGCGGAAGAATGTGAGGCACTTCAGGGATTTTCGCGGGGGTGGACGCGCATCCCGTGGCGCAACAAGCCTGCCGAGCAATGCCCGGACGGCCCCCGGTACAAGGCTCTCGGAAACAGCATGGCCTGCAACTGCATGGCCTGGATCGGGGAGCGGATTGCAAAGTGGGAGGCCGAGCATGAACGCTGACTACGCCATCTACCTTCTCCGCCGGCGAGCCGACGAGCGTGCCGCCGCTGCCGAGCGCACGCCGCCGCGGCATCACGAGTTTGCCGAACACTGTCGCGCCGAGGCGCGGTTCTTCGACGGCGTCGCCGACTGCATCGAGCAGCTCCAGCGCGAGGCCGCCGAGGAACGAACGAGCCGTGTATTGGAGAAGGCGGGGGCCGGGGGCGTTCTCCGGCCCCTGCCCGCCATCTTGAAGGAGCTGCTATGACCCGGGACATCGTGAACCGCCTGCGGACGAACCGCGACTGCCTTGCGCCGTGCCTGATGGACGAGGCCGCTGATGAGATTGTGCGGCTTGAGCAGGTTGTGCTAGCCCTCACCGCCGAGCGCGACGATGCAAGACAGGAAGCCTGTTGTCTGCTTTCGTCAAAATGTGACCTTGAGGCAGCGATTCCAGTTGGCACAATTGTGCATAGCATTGGACCATCACCTGAGCACTTTGCCAGAATCCGAGGCTGGGATTGCTTTCAGGACATTGCCATTGATTCCGAAGATGGCGCGCCATGAGCAGGTTCCTGCTCGAGGAGCCGCCGCCGGAGGACGCCGACCCGATGGTCATGCTAGTACTCGCGGCGATCAAGGCGATGAACCAGAGACAGCAGGACGAACTCGCACAACGGCTAGCGCAGGCCGACAAGGAGGAACAACAATGAGCGACCCAGGCGACGAGCACAACGACCGCGACATCCTCGAGCGCCTCGACCTGCTGTGGCCTGGGATGGGCGACATGGCGAACGACGAGCGCCGCGAGGCCGCACGCGAGATCCGCGCTTTGCGCGACGAGGTACGCCGGCTGCGGGCCGTGCTGCCGGCCAAAATCTCGCGCATCCTCTACGAAGGTGAGGGGTGAAGTGCAACCGGGGACAGGAGAGCACGAGGAGGACGTAGTGGACCGCGTCCGTGTCAGCGGGACCGATGATCCACTTACCATCGAACTGATGCAGGAGGTCGTGTACCTGCGTCTTGAACTAGCGAAGGCAATGAAACAAGTGAACTCGTTCATCCTGCGGGAGACGAACCACAGGAGGCGAGAGTGATAATCTTTATCGTTCCCGGAGAAGCTGCCCCCCAAGGATCGAAGCGTGCCGTGCGTTCAAGGAGCGGGCGCATCCTGCTGCTCGAGTCATCGGCCAAGGTCAAGCCGTACCGCGCCGTGTTTGCGCTGGCGGCGCGTCAGGCGTGGACCGAGCCGCTGGCGACGGGGACCGTGGCGGTCGAGCTGCTGTTTCGCTTCGTGCGTCCCGCCAGCCACTACACGGCGAAGGGTGCGTTGAAGGCGACCGCGCCGGCTGCGCCCAGGCGTCCCGACCTGGACAAGGCATGCAGAGCTGCCTTGGATTCCATGACCGGGGTGATCTACGCCGACGATTCGCAGGTCGCCATCCTGTCGGCGTGCAAGGAGTACGGCGACCGTGCGGAAACCGTCGTGAAAGTATGGGCTTGACACGGCCTCTACCCTCCCGTATAGTGTGCGTGTCGTGATCGGGCGCGTGCCCGAGGCGACGCATACGAGAGGAGACTCATATGGAACTTGCACGAATTGGTCAGGCGCAGCTTGACCCCATGACGGTGGCACAGGTGTTCAAGGCGTCGGGGATGTTCCCCGACATCCAGTCCGAGGCGGCGGCGTGCGCCAAGATCATCATCGGTCGCGGCCTTGGTCTGTCCGACTACGACGCCATGACTGGGCTGCACATCATCAAGGGCAAGGCCGTCCTGGCCGCGAACCTGATGGCGGCCTCGATCAAGCGGGCCGGGAAGTACGACTACCGCGCCACATGCTCGGACACCGAGTGCAGCATCGTGTTCTTCGGTCGCACGATGGACGGCAAGTGGGAGGAGATCGGCACCACCGAGTTCACGCTCGAGGATGCACGGCGGGCGCAACTCGGCGGCGACAACTGGCGCAAGTGGCCGAAGGCGATGCTGTTCGCTCGCTGCATCTCTAGCGGGTACAAGCAGCATTGCCCGGATGCGCTCGGTGCCGCTCCCGTATACGTTGAGGCACACGGCGAGACGGAGATCGTTGAGGACGCCCCGCGCAGCCGCGCTGCCCTCCCGGCCCCCGAGGTCGTGGAGGCCGCCACGATGCCCCAGGACGCGCCCGTGGCCGAAGACGCCCCGAAGCCCGTCCGCAAGCGCAAAGCCGCGCAGGAGTCCCCTGCGCCCGTCCCGGCAGCGCCCGCGCCCGCTGACTCCTACCCCGAGGAGTACGAGGGGTTGTTCCTGATCCAGCGCGTCGTGCGCCGTCCCGGCAAGCCCGTTGCCGTGCAGGCCGCTTCGGAGCACGGCACCGCTTGGATCGCTGCAACTGTTCCTGAGTACGCAGACCTGTGCGAGCAGGCCATCGACAGCGAGCTGCGCCTCGACATCGCCCGCGTCGGGGGTGCGCTCACCATCATGCGCGTGATCCGCACCGCACCCGCACCGGCACCCGTTGCCGCGACCACGGACGCAGACGATCTGCCCTTCTGACCATACGAGGAGATACACCATGAACCTGTACGCCATTCAGACCGAAATCGCCACCCTCGTCGAGGCCATCCTCGACGGGGCTGGAGACACCGCCGAGGCCCAGGCCGCACTCGACGAGGCGCTCGCCGGCCTTGACGAGGAGCTTGAGGCCAAGGCCGATGACTACGCGGCGTTGATCCAGTCGCTCCGCAGCCGCGCCGACAGCCGCGCCGAGGAGGCCAAGCGCATGCGCGACCTGGCCGCCGCCGACGAGGCGCTCGCCGACCGCCTCAAGCAGCGCCTCAAGGATGCGATGGAAGCCACCGGGAAGGGCAAACTCGAGACGGCTCGGTTCCGCCTGTCGGTGCAGGCCAACGGCGGGGCGCAGCCGCTTGAGGTCACCGTGCCGCCCGAGCAGCTCCCGCAGAAGTACCAGGCCGTGCGCGTCGAGGCCGACAAGGCCGCGCTACGCGAGGCGCTGGCAGCGGGTGCTACGATCCCCGGTGTGACACTCATGCCACGGGGCACGAGCCTGCGGATTCGCTAATCCTGTCATCCTCTCCTCCCCCCGCTCGGCTCCTCACGACGGAGATCCGGGCGGGGGTTTTCATTTGGCACAGCGGGCGCAGCCCGTAGGCCACGCCCGCCCGCAGTGCCGTAGGCGCGAACGCCTCGGGGCTGGTCACTTTGACTTGAACATGTCCATCAGCTTGCCGATGGGCAGGACGTTGCCGACGAGGTAGCCCGCCAGCGCAAGCATCACGCCAAACCAAATGCTGCCGAGAAACTCACTCATGCCGTGCCTTTCTGTTTGCGCCCTTTGGCGCGTTTAAATGCTGCATCAATTTCCGGGTCCGCCCGGAGCGCAGCCACGAGTTCCCTGTCCCCTTCGGGACGAGACGGGTCTAGTGTACTTGCGGCGAGGTCGGCTATAGCAACCTTTCGGCGAGGCAACCACCCTATGGCGATGCGGATGAACGTCCCAATTCCAGAGTTCCAGGCGAGGAAAGCGATGCCAGCGACCGCCAGCGCGATGCCCCACCACTGGAGGGTAGATAGCCACGCAGGCGTGACTGCCTGCACGGACGGGATGTCGCCGTGGATCGCGGCTGCGTGTTCGTCGATGCGGGTCGCGCCCTGCACCACGACCTGGTCGCCGATGGCGTTTCCGTGGTCGATGAGCGCCCCGGCCTCGTTGCGGATCGCGGTCGCGTTCGCGGAGATGCGAGCGACCGGGTTGCACCCGGCAAGCAAAAGAACAAAGATCAATGTTCTCATACGCTTGCCAGCAAAGAAGCAACGCACGATGTCATAACGCCGTCGTATCCATTAAGCACCTGCGCGGTTCCAATGAGGTGTGATTGTCCACCTCCATCATAAAGCGTGCCGGATGGGGCGGGTCCATTGGTCAACTTGATGGCCGAATATCGGGAGGCGATGTCAAACACGGAAACACCATATCCGTTGTTTGCATTTGCAATTGCCCAAGCATTTGCTCCACTTGCAACCGCAGCACGCGCCGAATCCCAAGATGCCACGCTGGTGGTTGGGTGCGAAACAGACATCACAAAAGCAAGATTCGACAACGATCCACCAATAGTCTGCCACCGCGCTGCAATACGGTTTCTGATCCGCTCTGCGGCGGCAATCCATGTGCTGCTTGAATCAGGTCCATTGATACCGCTGTTGAGCCAAACGATGGCGCGACCTGAGCCGCCTGCCATCATCTGGCGATCACGAATTTCCTTCAAGAACGAATCGAGAACCTTGTCGCATCCCTCAATTCGATCTGCAATTTCGGTGGTGCTCAATCCGCCATGTCCGGTCAGATTGCTTACCGAATATCCCTTGCGGTTCTTGGCTGCGACGCTCATCCATAACGCTGCAAACGGACCAGTTGGCGCGTTAGAAGCGCCCTGGTTAGCACCATCCCATGAGCAGTAAACGCCCATATCGCCTCCAACCGCTGTCGTTGCAGTTGTAAAATCAAGCGTTGCAGGAGTAGTGCTGTAACCATTCGTACCTGTGTTTGTTGAGAACGAAGAACTTCGCTGGTTGAGACTAAATGGAGACTTATTGAACACACTCAACTTGAAAGAGCCACTTCCAGTAGCGAACGTGCCATAAACAAGTCGATACTGAAGCAGTTGAGTCCCGGTTCCAGCGATGCCGTAAGCGATGGGATGTTCCTTGTTGACCCAAACTGCGTTTGAGTTACCAGTCGACGAAGTCCATTGCTCTCCAGCAGCAAGCGCGCACGGAGTCCACTGCCAAACGTTCGGCTTGAGCAGCATCGTCGTACCGTCATTTGCGAAGTTTGTGCTATCAAAACCAAGTGCAGTAGCACAGGCATTGATTGCGGTGTCACTGGTGTAGCGAACCATTTGACGCATAGTTCCACCCAAAGAACCACCGCTTGCCGCCCCGTTTAGTGACGTTTCAAGTCTGCAACCAACCAAAGGAGCCTGATCTGGAAATAGTGCTGTAAATGAAGTTGAGTTGAGAAAATTGCCGCCCGGAAGAAGCGGCGTCGCATACATCTGCGCTCCTGCGTACATACCAAGCGCACGGTGCCATGCAACGTGATACCCATATCCTGCGGGGCTCAAAGCGTTTGAGTCACCAATAGTAATGATGTCAACGCTGTCAACTCCATTGATCAGATCGCGGAGAAACGATCCAGCTCGCGCACTACCAGTAATTCCAGAGGCGTTTGCAGAAGCATCAAGATCAAAAATCTGCCTAGTTCGAAGTGCGCGCATGGCTTGCCTTTCAGATGAAGCTGTAGAACGTACCCATCGTCGGACTAGCAACGCTAGCCGTAGCCTTGAACTGAAGCTGGATGAACTGCATTCCTACGGTATCAACCAACACCGCGCACGGTTCCACGTTTGAGGCCGATGCCGTGCCAGGGCTATAGACATTCACGGTTGGCACACCAGCACCGACAGTCGCCACAGAGAACGGATACTGTGCCACGCCGTTCACGGTCTCCGTCTGCACGGTTCCGGTCGTGAGTCCGAGCGTAATGTCGGCAAGGACGGTCGGGACGTAGATCGCGGTCCCGCTGGTCTGGGTGTAGATCGACCATCCGACTACGCGAAAGGCAGGGCTAGCAAATGTCGTAGTCGTTGGCGCAGCTCCAGCTCCGCAGAACGGGGCAAGGCGAAGCAGACTCGGCTTGTCACCAAGGTTCGTTGGGATCAAGAAATTCTGCCCGGTAGTGCTAGGAGCCGTCGTGGTCGGTTCGGTGGTGGGGTAGGCCGTGCCTGACGTAATACTGATGAGGTTAGTCGTCAGGTAGTTCGGCTTGTCCGTGGCGATGATGATGTCGGTAGGCATGGTGTGTCCTTACGAGAGATGCTTGATGAGGTAGTTGGCGGCGAAGCTGAACATGGCCCCGATGGCCGCCGCCCAGCCGAGCATGTATCCACGCGAGTGCTCGAGCGAGCGCAGGCGAATGTCGTGGTCCTTGAGCTCCTCCTGCGTCCGCTGCTGCATGGCGAGCAGCGAATCGACCTTGCCCTCAAGGCGGCCGATGGCAAGGAACAGCTCGTCGTGGTGGGGGGAGGTCATAATGTCACTTGATACAGCGGCTCACTTCAACCCACTGGTTCGAGATTCCGGGAGGAATCTTCATCATTGTCACGACCGATGACGTGGTCGGTGTCACGTTCGTCGATCCAGCAAGTCTGAACGCGGCAGAATCCTGAAGCGTCGTATTTCCGTTGCTGAAATACAGATGCACGAACTGACCTTCGGAACCACCGGCAAATCCTGTGATTGTCGTGGCGGAACCGTTCTGCACGGAAAGCACGCTCACTCCGTCCACGTTTGGGGTCGCCCCGGTCGATGCGTTGCTCGTAAATGTGAGAACGACCTCGCGTGGCTTGAAGCCATCTGCATCGCTGAACTGTGCAATCGCAGTTGCGGAATCACTCCGCATGATGTTTAGCACGCCGTTTGCATCAGCCAGCAGATACGGCGCGGAGATGATTGTCCCACTTGCGTCTGTTGGCCGCAATTGCAACGCCGAGTATTTTGATGCTCCGCGTGATTCGCCGCGAAATACGAAGTCGCCTTGCGTGTCTACCACTGACACACGAAAGGTCATGGACGCATTGCTGGCACCAGTGTTCCAGGCAATTCGTCCATCCTCTCGCAAGCCCATAAGCGTCCGGTCAGCGGAATCGACCCACGTCCAGTTCACGCCGCCGTCGCTGACCGTTCCGCTGGTGTGCGTTGGCCCGGTTGCTCCGGTGGTTCCGGCGGTCGCCGAAACGTATACCTGCGATGTCGGCCCGACGCGATACGTTCCGATGGTGATGACCTGGCCAGACGCCCAGTATTCCCAGTTGTTTGCGATGGCGACCCACGGAGCAAGCGAACGCCATGTTCGCTCCCACATGTCTATGCTAGAAATCTTGCGATAGCCTTCAAAGGCAGCACCTCTAAATCCGCCGCTTGCAACCTGTCCAGTATTCCATTGAATTGCTGCCTGCCTCGCTGCGGCAGACGCCGTCCCTGCGGTTCCGAAGTTGTTCAACGTCAGGACTGGGAAGTGTCCGCTGTTGATCGCAAACGTCGTGTCATCGGCAGCGGTGTCACGCGATGAAATCCCGATGTTCTTGGTATACGAAAAGTCATTGATTACGGAGTAATCAACCAACACGACATCGACAGGGAATGTTGCGTTGGCAAGTAACGCGGCACGATCAAACTTGACGTTATAAGGGATTTCAATCAACTTCTGGCCGCTGTTGATTGCCATGCTCAAAATGGCAGCGGTGTTGTCTGTCACTCCGTCTGCTACCGCCCCAAAGTCCTTGACGCTCACGACATCGCGGAGCTTGTCGAGCGCAGTGCGCTGGGTCGCGCCGGTGCCGGCTGCGAGGAACGTGACCTGTTCAGAGGTTGGCTTGGTCATCATGGTTGTGGAAGAAAAGGGGTTTTTGCGGCAAGATATGCAGACCTAGCAGCTTCAGCGGTAACAAAACGGCCAAGATATTTGGTTGCGCCATTGACCTGGATTTGCGCAACCCATTTGCGGCGATCCCGGCTCCACGACACACCAGTCAATCCAGACTTGTTGTCGCATCGCGTTCCGCAATTGTGCAAATTCACAGTTCTGGTAACTACCCGAAGATTGACAAGACGGTTGTCGCTTGGGTTTCTGTTGATGTGATCAATTTCGCCGTCAGGAAATGATCCATGAACAATGAGCCAAGCCAAACGGTGTGCGCGATAGAAACGACCATCTACTGAAATCTGCACATATCCATGACTAGTGCGTGTTCCGGCCACCGACCCAGCAGCAATTCCACGGCGACTGGCGCGCCATGTAATCAGCCCGGTCTGCGGGTCATAGGCCAAAAGGCTTCGTACTCGTTCAGCAGTGATTACAGGAGTGCTCATGGCGTGAAGTTCTAGACAAAGGTGAGTCCGTCAAGCGAGGAACAGTTCGTCGTGGTGGTGGGAGGTCATGGTTAGTTGGTGTATCACTTGATAGAACGGCCTACTTCGACCCAGCGGTTGCTGATGCCTGGCGGAACCTTCATCATGGTCACAACAGATCCGGCGCTTGGGGTCACGTTTGTAGATCCTGTCAGGGTAAACGTCGCGCTATTCTGGAGCGTGGTGTTTGCGTTGAGGAAATACAGATGGATGAATTGCCCCTCAGATCCACCAGAAAATCCGGTGATCGTCGTTGCGCTTGAGTTCTCAACCGACAAGACGCTGATGCCATCAACGCTCGGCGTTGCTCCGGTAGAGGCGTTGGAAGTGAATACCAACACCAATTCCCTGGCGATCATGCCCTCGTTATCCGTGAAACGAACAATGTTCGTCGATCCATCGGATCGCATGATGTTCAAACCGTTGGCGTTGGCTGCCAAGTACGGCGTCGGAAGAACGGCAGATCCAGCATCCGTAGGAAACAACTTCAATGCGGCAACTTTGCTTGCACCAGTTGCTTCGCCTTCAAAACTGTAATTTCCACTAGCGTCAACGGCTGAAACCTTATGACGCCACGTCGCCGCGAACGATGTCGAACCAATTCCGGCGCGTCCATCCTCACGCATCGCCCAAACAGTGCGGTCTGCCGAATCCACCCACGTCCAATTCACTCCTCCATCTGACACGGTACCGCTGGTGTGAGTTGGTGTCGTTGAACCTGTTGTGCCAGTGCTAGCAGACACATAATGGTTGGAACCTGTCGCCCTGTAAACGCCAATAGCGGCAATTACCTGACCGCTTGCCCAGCGTTCATAGTTTCCGCCAATTGCAACCCACGGGGCAAGCGAGCGCAGTGACTTTATCCAATGATCAGATCCTCCGCTCTTGGCGAATTGCTCAAGGGCTGCTCCGCGAAATCCCTGTTTGTCAGATGGCCCGAGAGCAAACTGTCCGCTTGACCAGGCGATTGTGGCTGCGCGCACGGACGCAGATACGCTTCCTGCGGTCCCGAAATTGTTGAGATTGATAATGGCGTGATGCCCGCTGTCAACAGCAAAGTGCGTGTCATCCGGGGCAGAATCCCGCGACACAATTCCGAAATGCTTTGTTGTTTCTCCAGAAGCTGAGAAATCATTGATTCCAGACCAGTCGATAAATACGACATCATCAGGCAGCGTCACCGACGAAAGCAGCGTTGACCTGCTGTATTTGACTTTGTACGGAATCAACAGCAACTTGTGGCCGCTTGAAACGGCGGCTGCCAAGATTGCTGCCGTGTTGTCTGTTGTCCCGTCCGCGATAGCGCCAAAATCCGTGACGCTGACAACGTCACCAAACTTGCTCGACGCGCTGCGGGCGACAGCGCCAGACCCTGCTGGCGTGTAGGTGACGAGGTCCGCGCTGGTGCTTCCGATGCTGCTCGTCAGGTAGTTCACGAACTCGATGTTGTCGGTCCCGGCCACCGGAGCCGCCGAGAACGTCAGCGTCGTGCCGGCAATCGTGTAGGTGCTGCGCTGCTGGTACACGCCGCCGATGTAGACCTGGGCGCTGTTGCCGAGCGCACCCGGGTCACTCGCCAGCGTGAACACCGTCTGCGACCCCGTACCGCTGAACACCTGACGAGTGATCGTCGTGGGCGCTCCGCTTGAGCCAGACACCACCGCCGTAGGGACGCCGTTGGCGTCGAACGCCAAGAACGAGTTCGCCCGCTGCGCGGCGGTCGGCAGCTCCATGTTCAGGTTGCCGTCCGAGATCGGCCCCTTCAGGCTGCGTCCAACGTCCTCGGACATCTGCTGGATCTGGATGGTGGCCCGGTCCAGCGCGTCCGTGATGACCTCGGGGTAGAACCCGCCCTGGTTCGTCAGGTCGGTTGGCTGAAGGTTGGCGATGTCCGACGTGATCGTGACCGTGCTCGTCGCCGAGGCGGCCACCGTCAGGTTCACCGTCCCGCCCGGGTTCGTGTTCTGGTTGCCGTTCAACGCGACCGTATAGTCGCTGCCAAGAACAAGCGACGTTTCAACGCCCGTTGAAGTGTTCAGGCGCACGACCTCAAGGTCGGCGGAGGCGAACACCTTGAACGTAAAGGGCAACGCGGTGCCGCTCAAGAACGGGCCAGCGATGCGGGTAGTGCTGCTAATCGTCATCTCGGGTGTTCCTCGGCGTATCGGAGGCTACGGATCACGGGTACGGTTACGGGTACTAACGCTGCACGCCAGTCAGCGGCGCGAGCACGGCGGACGGCCCTTCGACCTCGCCTTCCACCAACGCCTCAATGCCGTCGATGGTGCGGTTGATCTGGGCGCTTGGGAGCCCGGTGAACGCACCGAGCGTGTTGATGGCCGCCCTGCGGAAGGCGCGGTCGAACTCAAGCTGCCCAGCCTGCGTGGCAAGCCCGTAGACCTCGCCTACGGCTCGCAAGCCGGCAGGGCCGCCGTAGCCCATGCGGACGCCCTCCGCGCCCGTCAGGAGCTGCGCTGCCCCGCCAAACTCGCGGGCGATCACCATCGTCCCCATCAGGTACGACAGCTCCTCGGCGGCAAGCTTGCGGGCGAGCGCCTCGGGGTCGAGCTCGTCATCGCCGGCGTCGGGCTGGATGGCGCTCTTGATGGCATATCCGAGCACGACCGGGACCACCAGCAGCATGGCGTAGTCGGCGGCCAACTTGCCCTTGCCGCGGGCCGTCATCGTCTGCACGGCGGTCATGTTGTAGACGGTGTTCATGTAGGAGTAGAACACCGTGAACAGCTTCATGGCAGGCCCGCCACGCTCCATCGCCGAGAGGTCCGAGACGAGGCCGCTGCCCTGCGAGTCGCGCACCGCCTGGTCGGCGAGCGCCACGGCCTTGGCATCGTCCTTCCCGGCGTCGAGCGCCTTCTGGTACGCGCCAAGCCAGGTCGGGATATCCACCGACCGCTGCATGTTCATCATCAGGAAGTAGGTGCCAGCCGTCACGCGACGGGCCACCTCTGTCTGCCCGCGTACACGGTTCTTGATCTCGTTGATTTCGCGGAACTGCGTGCGGCCGCGCTCGGCCATGAACGAGCTTTTCTCGGCGACCGTCTTGGCCGACTCGAACGGGCTCGTCGAGAACTGCACGATGCCTTGGCCGACGTACTTGGCACCGATGCGGACGATGCTCTGGTTGAACCCGGTGACCTGCATGGCCGCGCTGACCACGTTGAATCCGAGGCCCGACGCGCTGATCCCCTGCCGCAGCCATGACAGGACCGCCTCGCCGGCGACCTGCTGGCCACGTGCCCCGGTCGCGTTGTCCTTCGACCAGTCGCGCAGTTGCTTCAGGAACTCTGGTCCACGCGTCTCGCGAACGGCGTTGGCAAACTTGGGATCGCGCAGCAGGCGGTTCGTGGAGATGAGCCACTCGTGCCACGCCAGGTCGTGGATCACATCGTTTACCCCGCTGAAGGCGGCGTCGAGCGTGTACAGGAGCGGCCTATCGCGGACCTCCTTCGCACGGGCCTTGACGAACGACCGCCGCGTCGTGGCCGCCGTGTACGCGCCCTGAAGGTCACGCTTGGCTTCTTCTGCGGCGTCCACGGTCGCCACGCGGTCGGATGCCACCGGGTCGTACTTGACTGGGTAGTAGCCGCCCTGCAAGGCGACCTCCTTGCCGTCCGACGTGCGGACGGTGAACGGGGTGGGCTTTACCCACTCGGGCTCCTTGCCGTACAGGCGTCGCTCCTTGGCGGCGATCTCCGGGCGGTAGCCGTCGATGAAGTCCCACACCTTCTGCACGGCTAGCCACTCGGCCTCGGTCAGGCTCTCGAGTACGGGCTGGAGCTGCTCAAGCGTCCAGCCCTCGCCGTCAAGCAGGCGCTGACGGTTTCCGTCGTTGCCGAGGTTCATGGCGATGGCGATCCTGGCCTCCCGGTTCAGGCTGCGCCCGATGGACGGGAAGTACATCCCCTTGCCGCCCATGCCGCCGAGCGCGAACACGGGCTTCAGGATCTCACCAAACTTCAACGATGCTTCAGCACGCCGTCGCGTTTCAAAATCAGCCGCTTCATTTGCCGTGCGGATGATGGCGTTCCAGAGCGGTCCGTCATCCTTTCCGCCGTCGAGGATGCGAACGATGGACGCCGCCTTCAGATGCTGGGCAGCGAACCCGCGCAGGAACGCCGCCGTGCGCCCGATCCCGGTCAGCGGTGTACGAGGGTCGATCTGGAGCTCGCGCACCTTGCCGACCGCACGAATGCGCGTAACCACATCGTCGCGCACCTCCTCAAATGCGGCACGCTCCTCGGCCAGACGCATCTTCTGCTCGTTCTTGCCGATGTGCTCGATCTGCTTGACGGCGTCCACCAGGTCGCGGAACTCGCTGACCTTGAGCTGCTTGTAGTTGACGCGGCGTGCCTCGTCGGCGATCTCCTCGGCGATGTCCGGCACCACGCCGGCATCCTCAAGGTCTGCGAGGTACTTCGCCATCGACCGACGCTCGTCAAGACGCTTGAGGCTGACCGGGGCCACCTCAAACCGCTCGAGCAGGCCGGCAACCTGGTCGGCCGCGGCGGCTCCCATGCGCTTGACGTTGCTGTCGCGCATCACGCCGCGCAGGTACTTGACCTGCTTGTCCACGTACTCCTTCACGCGGAGCGCCTCGGCGGCGAGCTGGTTCTGGTAGAGCTGCGCCCGTTTGGCGCGGATCAGCGCCTGCTGGCGGTCGGTGCCGTACCGCTGCGCCAGTTCCGGCGCAGGCTCCGTAATCCCGTAGGTGCGCTGGATACGCTCGGCGTCGCGGGCAGCGCGGGCCTCGGCGGCCACGAACTCGCCCGGGCGAAGATCGCGGATCGTCGTATCCGAGATCATGTCGGCGGCGACCTGCTTGGCCGTCTCGAGCATGACGCGCACGGGCTGCGTCGCCTTGGCGATGTGCCGCAGCTCCACGGCCACGAACCGAGCGCGGGCCTCGTTGTGGAGCGCCTTCTGCACCTCGGCCTCGAGCGCCGCAGGAGTGTTCATATCACCGAACCGCCGCAGCATCTCGGCGTCCGTGCGCTCGGCTACGGCATCCTTCATGGGCTTGGCAGCGAGCAGGGCGCGGACCATCTCGTCACCGCTCGAGTACCCGAACATCTCGGCGACCATGTCCGGGTCGAGCCCGTCGCGGCCGAGCATCCCGTACTTGCCCGTCCCGAGCGGCGTGATGTCCGGGCGGACGTTCGCCGGCACGGCCATACCCGTGGCGCGGATCAGCTCCACGCCCTCGGCAGACGGCAGGCCGGCATACATGGCACGGACCTTCTCAATGTCCAGTCGGTGCGTGCCATCGACCTCGACCTCGGCCCCGTCCGTGTCCACGAACCGACCGTAGCGCAGGTAGGTCATAGCCCGGTACACGGGCTCCACCTTGACGGCGGCGGCCACCTCGGCAGTGACATCCTTGCGCTTGGCGTCGTGCTTCTTCTGGAGGTCGCGCAGGATTCGTGCGCGGGCGTTCCCGAGCCACTGCACCTGCCGCATGCTGGCGGTGTTCAGGTCGGTGACGGCGGCCTCCGTGGCCTCCTGCTGCATGGCCTGGTACGCGGCCCACTCGGCGTCTCCCATGCCGCTTTCTGCCTGCGTCTGGAACAAACCTTTCATCCCCTCGATGGCCTCCTGCCGCTTGATCTGCTCTTCGGATGCGAGCATGCGGTCGAACACGGAGCGCACTTCGGGCGTGAGGATCGGCAGGTCGGTGCCGAACTCGCGGCGGTAGATCTCGTTCAGGTTATCGCGGATCGACTTGTACACGCGGCGCATCCACGCGGCGAGACGATCGAACACGCCGCGCAGCTCCACGCTCGGAGCCTTGCCTTCGTACAAGTAAATCTCGAAGTTGTAGGTGACCTTCTCCTCCAGCGGCCTGCGCTGGTCGATGGTCATCGTCTCGTAGTTGTCGAGACGCTCCTGGAACGTCGCGCCCTCCACGCCCATGAACCCGAACAGCGTCTCGAGGTCGGCGTTCACACGCGCCGGCGGGGTGGTGCCACGCGCCATGCGGAGGTACTCGGCGACGCGGAGGTGGATCAGCTCGTGCGCGAGCGTCGATACGTCGCCGCCCTTGCCGACGAGGACGTTCAGGGTGCGCGGGTCGAATCCGCCGCGGGCCGGGCTGGGAGACGGCATGGCCTGAAACAGCACCTCACCACGCGCCTCTGGAGAAACCGCCATCTGACGCACTGCTCGTTGGCGATCCTGTTCATTCCCAGCGATATACGACATGTATGGAATGCCACTTCGCTCAAGAATGTCGCGGGTTTGCGGTGATGCATCTGTCGGAATTACTGCTCCAGCAAACTCATCTAGTCGCACCGCACGTTGCGGCTTGGCCTCAAAGTATGGAACTGGAGCATTGAACAGAGCATCAGCGGCATCAATTGCCTGTTCGATAGTTTCCGCTGGCAGGCTGCTAATAGCAAATTGCTCACGGCTCAATGCTTCGCGCATTGCCTTTGCGTTTCGCTTCTTGCGCTTACCGTACCGAGCCAGCGCCTTCATAGACGCGTCCATTGCGGCCCATGTGTCTTGCTTGCCACGGTAATCCGTCAGCCGAGTGTAATCCACAACTGCCAGACGGTAAGCCTCAAGAGTATTTTCCGATTCCTTTCGTGCCTTGCTGTATTCGTCTAGATTGACAATGGCTGTCTTTGCTGCCTCGCGCATTTCCTCAAGATCAGGGAACGCTCGCGCACGCTTCGCCCGAGCTGCACCAGCCCCAAACGTCATACCTTTTTCTTCGCCCTTGACGTTAGCAGACGCCATGAATTCAACAATATTTCCAAGCGTATATGGACGCTTTAGTTTTCCATCACGAAGGAATGGCGCACCAAACTGTCCTCGCGTTTTCTGATCGACCCAGGTTTTGTATTCCGCGTACAGCGGCTCCAACTTTTCCGTAATCGCATCTGCTGTTGCTTCTCTTGCTACACGCTGGCGATTCGTTTCTCGAACATCTCTGCTCAATCGTTGTAGCGTCGTTGGAGTGAATTGCTTTGCCCACTCTTCAACACGTCCTTCTGGTAGTTCTTCTGCAACGCCCTGATATTGCCTACGCACTTCATCGGCGTATGCAACCTTGAGAGCCGCGTATTCAGGACTGGCCTCCATCACGTCATATGCCTGCTGTTGATCGACTGCCAAATAAATTGGAGTCAGACGATCGATTGCCTCCCATGTCAGGCGCGACAATGTTGGTCGTGTTTCCAGTATCGGAGCGATTTCAATTCCACGCTCTCGCAAGTACATCGCCATGATTGCTGGCGAACGCAACCACCGATCCGCTAACTTGTTGGCATCTGGTTCGTTGACGAGAAAATCAAATGTGCTATCAACCAGTCCTACGTCATCAAACTCGGTTTGTAGATCACGAATGGATGCGACAACGGCATCTGCCTTTGCAGTCGAAACTTTCGGCCATTCAGGGCGTGGGAACCTAGCCGAATATGCGTCGGCCTCAAATACTGGAGTTGTACGAGGATCGGCCATCTCGCGTGTACCGAGCAGCGTAATTTCACCAAATCCCTCAACGCCGCCGGCTTCTTCGGTAATGACTCCGATTGATGGAACCGCAAGACCACCCATCCGCTCCGCAAATTGCAGATTGTCAGCGGACAGATTATGAACGGCCATCAAACGCGGGGCAACAGCCGCCTGCTCGAACAGCTTCGGGCTAGTGATGTCAAAGCGGCGCGACAGCTGGACGATGTTGCCCTGCTCGTCGTAGGTGACGGGGTCGGCGAGTTTTGCCTGCTCCTTTGCCGGGACAACATAGACCGTGCTGCGTGTCCTGTCTTCCGGCAGCACGCTGTCCATCACGTTATTGATGACAAGTCCGTCATGTCCTGCCTCAAACGCAAGGCGCGCAGCTTCCTCTACGGATACTGCTCCCTGTGGCAAATTGCCGAACACCGTCGGACGGAACTCGCGTCCAGGGAATGGAATGTTGTTGTGCCTCCGACCGTCCGCATCGATGATGAGCGGATTTTGCATCCGCAGTCGAGTTCGGTAAATTGCCGCATCTTCGCTCGGACTCAACCACGGGTTTCTGAAGTACGTGTAACCCTGCGCGATTGACGGCTTGCTCGTGAAGAACAAGCCACGCGGCGAATCGTTGAATTCCGTGAATCCGCCCTCTGGCGTTCCGTGGAAAGCCTCAACCGTGTATCCCTGCGCACTTGCCGCTTCGTCCACCATGCGCTGCGCCGTCGCCATGTCGCCGCGCTCGACCGCCGCGAGGTAGTCGGCGTCGAGCGTGGCGGCTTGGTCGAATGGCGCGGTGACTTCTTTAACTGCGGCTTCCGGGTTGAACGCAATAACTTCAAGGTGCGAGCGGTCTTGGCCTTGCAGCGTTGCGTTCACTCCCTTCACGATGATTCCATCGTGACCTGCATCTCGCAGTCGCTGTAGTTCCTCGTTAGTAATCTTCAGAACGAACGACTTGCTTGCCTCGCTGAAGACGTATGGGTTCTGAAGCGTGACCTGAAACTCCTTCGGAGCGCCATATGTCTGCGCGACATCCTTATCTCTCGCTCCGTACCATCCTCCTCCGAGGGTCGTTTCGCGACCCATCCGCTCGCGAGCAAACTCCGTCAGTTTCGCAGCGTTTGATCCACTAGGAGCATGCCACGCAGTTACCGTAATTGGACTTCCTGTGGTTGCCTTGTGCCAAGCCCTTCGGTACTGCGGCGTAGCGACGCCAAACTTATCAACGGCAGCGGCCTGCTCGAACGTCGCGACAGGCGCGACCTCGCCTTGCACGCGCAACGGCACGCCGCGCTCGCGCTGGTACTGGGCCGGCGTCATCCCGGCTTCGGCGGCGTCCACGACCACCATCGCCTGACGCAACTTGGCAATCGTCCGCGCCTCGATGTCGGTGAACTGGCCGACCGCACGGACCTGCTCAAACGCCTCGTCCTCAACCTGCTGCGCTTCGGCGACGAACGCAGCGTCGGCTTCCTGCTTCGTGGCGAGGATCTGCTCTGCCTCCGCCCGGGTCTGTGCCATCTCGGCACGGATGCGCTGCGCCTCAAGGAAGCTCGGTGCGCCCGCAGACAGGCGTGCGTGCTGCTTCAACTGTTCCTGCAACGGAGTTTTGGCGATCCGAACCGTGAACTGCTCCATCGGGATCGTGATGTCCGACCCGCCAAGCGGGATGTCCTTCTCCTGAAGCGTCTCAATTTGCTGACGGACGCCGGGAAGCGCGGCGTCGAGCTCCACGTCCGTCAGGCCGGACTGCCGCAGGATGTCGTTCGTGGTCGCCGCGTCGATGAACACCGTCGATGCATCCGAACCCTCCGCCGTTGACGCGATATACGACTCCAGTGCCGCGGAGTTTCGTGGCAGCAGCTTGCTCTCCGACACGGCCTTGGTGATGTTCTCAAGCTTCTTGTGCTCGTTCATCGCCCGTGCCGCGCCGCGAACATCCGAGTAGAACTGGACCGCAGGACCTGGCAGGCCCACCGTCACCATGCCAAGCGCCGTTTCCACAGCCGTCGCGGCAAGCCTGTCAGCGACCTCGGCGCGTCCCTCTGGCGTGGACAGCACCAGCGGCTTCTCCTGAAGGTACAGGCCAAGTTCCATCGCAAGAACGTTGTTCATCTCCTGAAGCGTTTCCGTGCCTGTCTCCGCCGCGACAGAGCCGGCGTACCACAGGCCGAACCGTGCGAATGAGTCGCGCACCGTCCGCTTCCTGACCGCCTCCTTGACCGCCTGCCCAAACGCCGCCTTCAGCGGCGCACGCAGCGGTGCCGTGATGAGGCCGAGCGAACCAACATCGAGCGATGCATTCAGGATTCCAGCGCCGAACGCGATCTTGTTCGCCATGTCATGCCCGAGCTCCGGCTCAAGTTCGCCGTAGAGCATGGCCGTTTGCATGCGGCGCGAACGTTCAAGAATGGTGGTCGCAGCGCCAGCCTTCAAGCCAAGCGCGATGCCAGCAGGAACAGTAGCTGGGGCAAGTGGCCCGCCAACAAATCCCGCCCCACCACCAATCACTCCACCAGTCACAACCCTTTCTACATCCTCAATTCGCCAGTCCGTGAGCTGCTGACTTACGAGATATGCGCCGGCTTCTGCGAGTCCAGTCTCCTTTGAGAGTTCAGACAACTCTTGCTGATACGACCGAAGCGCAGCCTTCTCATACTCCTCAAGGTAGCCACCGCGTTCTCGCTGGCGCTCTAGGATCTGCGACATCTCGGCCTGCGATACGGCCTTGGTAAAGCCCTCGCTGATTCCGGT